ATGCCTGAAGAAGAGCAGGAGGAAGAGGAGGTAGTTGCCAAAGAGACCGAAGAACCGGTCGCAGAGGCTGAATTTGAGCCAGAATCCGAGCCAGAACCCGAGAAAAAAGACCACATGGTCCCTAAATCTCGGCTGGACGAGGTGTTGCAGAAGCAGAAAGCCCTGCAAAAGCAGTTGGAGGACTTGAAAAAAGCGCAGGAACCCCCCGCAAACGCGCCTGCTCCTTACGATTTTGACTCAAAAGAGCGCGAGTACATGAATTTGGTGCTCGATGGCAAGGAAGCAGACGCGGTCAAGCTCCGCCAAGAGATCCGAAACGCCGAAAAAGCGCAGCTTGAGTTCGATATGAACGAAAAAATGCAGCAGACCGTGCAGTACAACGCACAAGCTACAGCGTTACAAGCAGCTGCAAACGAGTTAGAGGCGCAGTTTCCGGTATTTGACCAGAATTCTGAGGCTTACAACGAGGGTTACACGCAGGAAGTCATCGGGTTGCGTGACGCGTTCATCATGCAGGGCTACGACGCGGTAGATGCGCTGACTAAAGCAGCTAATTTTGTTATCAAAACGAACGATTTAGCCGCTTCAGAGCCTACAAGTAGCACTTTGGATGCACGAACTGCGCCAAAACAGAAGCCTGTGGACGAAGTTGCAAAAAAGCGGGCTGAAGTGAGCAAAAAACTGAAGGCTGCAGAGTCACAACCGCCCGAATTACCCGGTGAGAGTTCTGCCGCGCGTGGAGAGAGGGCTGTGGACGTATCCACCATGTCTGAGGACGAGTTTAACGCTTTACCAGACGCCACAATCAAACGATTACGGGGGGATATTTTGTAATGCCAGCGAAAAAAGACCCGAAGTTAGCGCGTGCGGGCGTAAGTGGCTACAACAAGCCTAAACGGACGCCCAACCACCCCACTAAAAAGTTTGTAGTTGTCGCTAAACAAGGCGACAAGACGAAATTGATACGTTTTGGCGATGCCAAGATGACTATCAAGAAGAGTCAGCCCAACCGACGGAAATCGTTTAGAGCCCGTCATAAGTGTGACTCAAATCCACCCAGCAAACTCACCGCACGGTACTGGTCGTGCAAGAAATGGTAAGGAGTTAGTCATGCATGATGGTAAGCCATGTAGCGCAAAGCGCGGTAAGAAGAAAGCCTCGGCTAAAAAGAAGTCTAAGGCTAAAGCTAAGAAGCGAAGTTATCCCTAATGGCCGCTAATAAGCGGAAGAAAGCTAACGATGCATGCGCGAAGAAGGTTAAGGCTCGCTATAAGGTCTGGCCTTCAGCGTATGCCTCTGGTGCTGTCGCCAAATGCCGCAAGGTAGGCGCTAAGAACTGGGGTAATAAAAGTGGCCGTAAGAAAAAGTGAGAAGGGCGCTGCCCTTAAAAAGTGGTTTAGAGAGGAATGGATCGACGTTAAGACGGGCGAGCCTTGCGGACGTAAGTCTGCAAAGAAAGGCAAAAGTAAACGCCCTTATCCCTCTTGTAGGCCAAAAGCGGTTGCAGCGAAGATGACGAAAGCAGAGAAGGCTTCGTCTTCGAGACGTAAGACCGGCCCCGCTAAGATTAAACACGCTGTTACTGCATCAGGCAGACGTAGGAAAAAGTAGCCCTTGCGTCTTAATATTACCAGCGCTAATATATAGTTAAGATTCGTATGCCCGAACGATAGAGGGCCGTGTCGTACACGTTAAAACCGACCTTCGCCTGCACAGGCGTTAAACCTGCCGAGGTCGCGCCTCGCTAATAAGCGCTAGTTCGTCGCCTCACGATACGGGGAAACGGATTAGCCGCTCCATAAGTCGGCTATGAGTGGGCGTATGCCCGTCGTATTTATCGCAAAAGGAGGCCTATCATGGCTTTAACTAATTTTGCGGCGCTGACTACTGAACAGTTAACAGCATGGAGCCGCGATTTTTGGCGTGTTGCTCGCAACGCATCTTTCATTAATCAGTTCGCCGGTAGTGGCTCTAACGCCATGGTCCAGCGAGTCACTGAACTCACCAAGTCTGAGAAGGGCACCCGCGCTGTATTGACCCTGCTCGCCGACATGACCGGAGACGGTATCACTGGTGACAACACTCTGGAAGGTAATGAAGAAGCTCTCAGAAGCTACGACATTACTATTCAGCTTGATCAGCTGCGTTTTGCGAACCGAATCGCTGGCCGACTGGCTGACCAGAAGTCTGTCGTCAACTTCCGTGAGACCTCTCGCGACATGCTGGCGTATGCCATGGCTGACCGCATGGACCAGCTAGGGTTCTTGACGCTGTCTGGTGTTGCTTACACGCACAAAACAAATGGTGGCCTGCGCCCCACTTCAGCAACCGCTGGGCATGAGTTGGTAGACCTAGAGTACGCGTCTGATGTATCTGCGCCTACTGCTAATCGTCACCGCCGTATTTCAGGTAACGACATTGTTGCTGGAGATACCACGGCTGTAACGGCTACCGACAAGCTGGGCTATCGCCACATTGTAGAGTTGAAGGCTTACGCCAAAGACAACTACATCCGTGGTCTGCGAGGTCAGGGCAATCAGGAGCTGTTCCACCTGTTTGTCACTCCGCAGCAGATGGCTAACTTGAAGCTTGACGCTGACTTCCTCGCTAACGTTCGTAACGCTGGCGTTCGTGGTCCTAACAACGAGCTGTTCTCAGGCTCTGCTTCACTGATGGTTGACGGTGTGATGGTCCATGAGTTCCGCCACGTCTTCTCAACCGAAGGTGCGACGACCGGTACTTCCGCTAACGCTGGTGACGCTGGCTATAAGTGGGGTGCTGACGCTGACGTAGTTGGTGCACGCGCGCTGTTCTGTGGTGCTCAAGCGCTCGCCATGGCTGACATCGGTCTCCCAGAGATCGTAGAAGATACTTTCGATTACGAGAACCAAGCTGGTATCTCAATCGGCAAGATCTTCGGCCTGCGTAAGCCTAAGTACAACAGCGACTACAACGGCTCTGTTGAAGACTTCGGCGTTATCTGTCTCGACACTGCTCAGTAAGACTGACCGCCCCCTCTTCGGAGGGGGTTTTTCTTTAAGGATTAAGTGATGAAAGTGATTTCCGACAAAGATTTACGAGTGACGACGCTAGGTGGTACGGCGGTGTTGCTCCAAGCCGGGGTCGAGAGAGATCTTGGCGACACGATTGGTTTAGTAGCTATAACCATGGGCGCAAGACGTGCAGATGAGCCTGCAGTCACCCATGAAGTCGTGATCGATGAACCATTAATCACGAAGGATGAAGAGGAAGCATTAGTCGGAGTCATGAATGATCTGATCGATTCAGCTGACCCCGACAATTTTAAATCAGACGGCACTCCGAAAGCGGCTGTCGTAAATAAAGCAGCCGGTAGGATAGTCCCACCGGAAGAGCGCGAACAGGCTTGGGAACAAGCGCTTAATTCTTAACGAGGAAAGATAATGGCCGTTTCAGTAGCAAGTGTTATCGATAGAGTTCAAGTTACCTTGCAGGATACGACTGGTATCCGGTGGCCCGAAACGTCCGAGCTCATTCTTTGGGTGAACGACGCGCAGCGTGAAATAGCGCTGCTAAAGCCCGACGCATCTGCCACTAATGACACGATTACGCTTGTCACTGGAACAAAGCAGTCGATCCCAAGCGCGGGGAACCGGCTGTTGCGCGTGGTACGTAATATGTCTGCCGCGAGCGGGGGTACTGGAAAGCGTTCTATTCGGTTAGTTTCGCGCGAGATTCTTGACGCCCAGACACCTGATTGGCACGACCCGACTGTATCAGGCGATGCAGCACATGGATCTGTCGTCAAACACTACATGTACGACGAGCAAGACCCACGTAATTTTTATGTGTACCCCGGCGTAAGTGGGAGTGCTTATATAGAAATTATCTATTCTGCTAATCCAACTACTGTCACCGCAAGCGACAATTTGTCTATCCCAGATATTTATGCCAACGCGGTTATGAACTACGTGCTGTATATGGCTTACATGAAGGACGCGGAATACGCAGGTAACAGCCAGCGCGCGGCTAACCACTTCCAGCTATTTACAGCATCTGTAACAGGCAAAGCGCAGGTTGATCTCATCACAACGCCGAACGCCGAGTCACGTTCAAATCCTAATCTGACTGCCGGTGGGCAGATGATGGCTCAGTAAATGGCGATACTTTACGAATCGTTACTCCCCGAGGTCATCCCTATGGTGCCGGGATGCCCCGATACGCTAATCGAAAGCAATATTCGAGCGGCGGTGATAGAGCTGTGTGAAAAGTCTGGGGTGTATCAGGCCGAGCTTGACCCAGTGACTACTGTAGCGGGGTTATATGAGTACGACCTTGAGCCTCCGGCGAACACAGTAGTTGAAAAGGTTCTGTGGGTAGTACACAAGGGCAAAGATCTTGAGCCGATATCTACTGGTCTGTTGGAGCAACGTAAGCCCAGCTGGCGGGATGCGGATAAGCGCGGCGAGCCCGAGTATTTCGTGAAGCCCTCGCAGTCGCTGTTTTGGCTAGTGCCTGTCCCAGACGAAACCATTGTGTCTAGCACTGTGCTACGTGTGCAGCTGAAGCCGACGCATACGTCGACAGCTTGCGAAAACGAAATTATGGACGACTACCGAGACACTATTATCAATGGAGCGCTGTTCCGTTTGCTTCGTCTGCCAAGCAAAGAGTGGACGGACTACGCGGGCGCGCAGGTGTACGGCAGTTTGTTCCAGCAAGGCATCAAAGATGCTGAAACAAAAGCGCGACATGGCGACATGCCAATCGCAAGGAAGGTCCGGTACGGAGGAGTTCACCGGTCCTATGGTCTTTCTAGGAAGAAGTATGGACGAGAAATCGCGTGACCCAGTTTTTGCAGATATTCGCGAGCATTGGGGTTGGGTTAGGCCGGGGCTTGAAGAGATTCTTAATGAAGATCCCTTTATTGATGTCATCCCCGAAGATGTTTTTACGGCATGCAAAACAGAGTCTGCACATCTGTGGGTTACAGATGATGGGTTTGTGGTAACGACGGGGCTGACCGACCCCTACAGCGGTAGACGAACATTGCTGATTTGGTTCGCTTGGGCAAAGAAGAAAGGCATGAACATAGCGGCACAGTGCGTAGGATTTTTTGAGCAAGTCGCTTACGACGCGGGTTTTAGTTCTATCGAAGTAAGAACCCGCCATGAACAGTTGGGCCAATACATAGAACAGTCTGTTGGTTGGGAAAAAGAGACAGTTGTCTACAGAAGAGATCTGAGAAATGGCTAGTAAACCAAAAGCAGCTGACTACAAACCGAGCGAAGCCGACAAGGCAAACGCGTCGGTTGCCATGGCTGAATATCGGTTCTTCAAGCAGAACTATGACCCACTTTTGCAGCAGATGCGCGATAAGTCCATGAACGAGGATTTCTCTGCAACGCTGCGAGGCCGCGCTAACGCCGACACGATGCAAGCGTTAACGCCGTCTGGCTACAGAAGTACCCAGATGAGTGATTTACCTAGCGATATAAACACGGCGTTGCAAGGACAGCTGCAAGGAGCTAGCGCCGCAGGTAAAGAGATCCAGAATACGATGCAGACTAACGTACTTGGTACAGCGCGCGGTCAGGCTGCGGACGCACAAACAGGCATGGCGCAAGCAGCGCGGTTAGGCACATCTGAAGCGCTTGCTAGAGCGCAAGCTAAGCAGACCGAAAAAGACGCGTTGTACGGAGCTGGTGCTCAATTAATTACATCTGCTGCGCTGCAGGGCTACGACAATATGCAAACAAGTGGCACTTCATACAATAAAGCGGGGCAGGCAAAACAGGGTACGGGTACTTTCTTTACACCGGTTAATAAGTATGGTCAGCCCATTCAGGGCTTTAAAAATCGATTCAAGTACGGGATGGGTTGATGAGCCTTTTTTCTAACTTAACAAAAGAGCAAATAGATCGAATCATTGCGGGGCAAACCGCGAATGATTTACCAACAGTCTCTGACCCCGACAAGGCCTACGCTGACCTTACCCGTCAGGAGTACCTTGATTACGTCACGAACTACCGTGATTTTGAGCTTGGTCTGATTAATAAAGCGACGACGGACACGAGTCTGATTGATCAAGCGAGAGAGGACCGCGAGAAAGCTTCGGCGCTTACTGCAGGCATGGCTGAACGAAATCGTAGCCGGTACGGGGCGGCGTTGACACCCGTGCAGCAACAGCAACAGGAGAGGCGGTTACAGTTAGGTAACACCCTGGGGGGTATACAGGCGGTGAGCGACGCCAAAATCGCTCAGCGAGAGTCTAATACGCGGCTGTTGTCTGACTTGATAAATATCGGGCAGGGCGTAAACCGCTCCAGTCAGCAGCAGCTCGCGGCATCTGCTGCTAACAAGGTGCAGTTAGATAACGCATACCGTCAGGCCAAAGCGAATTCCCGAGCACAAACCTACAGCACCCTCGGCCAGTTGGGCGCTATGGCTATTTTTGCGTTCGCGTTTTAAGGGGTAAGTGATGTCAATTGCTGAAGGGGCTACCAGCGCAATTTCTATGTTTCAAGCCATGCAGAGAAATCGCATGGCTAGGGACGAGCTTGAGTATCAGCGGCAGCAGGATGCGATAAATCGTGCGGATCGGCTAGCAGAATCGCGGGCGCTTGCTGAGTATCGAAGGGATACTCTTCAGCAAAGCGCTGATCAGTTTGCTGCGGGAGAGGGCCAACGCGCTGCAACTCTAGCGCTCACCGAAGCGCAGGTTGAAGGAGCGTCGTTAGACAACGAGGGAAAGCGGATAACTAATCAGACGGCGGGTCTTACGCTGAAAGGACAGCAAAATGACGTTATCAGAAATCAATACGCAGCTTTAGACATAATTGACCCTACAGATCCTAGTAAACTTAATCGCCCTAGGCTAGCTGAGGGTATTAGATCGGGTAACAAGCCCATAGTGGACGCCGTCCTTACCCAAATAACTTCTCAGATAAATATCCCCGCCGGGTCCAAGGCAGTTGGCATAGATACATTGCCAGACGGCGCGCTTGTTATTCGCATTCAAAATGAAGATGGGTCTATCGGCGTACTGACGGAAGATGGGTCGAGTGACCCTAATTCCAAAACTGTTCGATTTACACCTGAATCTCTAGCAAAGTACGCAGAGTGGGGTTATCAAACTGGTGTAGTAGCTAATAGCTCCCTCAACATGGGCGAGTTCCGTGGGATGCAAGGCGTCATCGAAGCTGGGTTTCAAAACGAAGCGGAAGTGGTTACTGCATTGCCACCGCAAGCACAGCGAGTGGCTTCAGCCGTTATTGCATCTGCCGAGACTGAAGAGGAGCGGGCGCAAGTTACTGATGCCATCGCTCAAGATGCGGGTTTAACTCCACGCGCTCAGGTTTTGTTAGAGCAACGTAGGCAGGCTCAAGAGAGAGGAAAACTGGGCGGCAATCAAGAACGCACTACTGCAAGAATTGCTGAAATCGATGCAGAACTCGCCGAGCTTGGTTTTAAGAATAGTGGTACTCGCACAGAAGCCGCGCAGATAGTTGCATCTACCGAAAATTTAACGGGTCCGCAAATAAATGAAGCTGTTGAAAGCGGCGCACTTACTGTTACCCCCGAGCTGCAAAGCGAAACGGCAGACATGATGCGTAAAGCGGGCGTGGAGGAGCTGCAGCAGCTGAAACGCCTTAAAGCGAAAGAGCTAGCATTAGCCAAAGCAGTACTTATGGCCTCGACAAAGGACTCGACACTGCGGAATAGCATCGCCACGCAAATCGATAACATTATCGAAACCGGTTCACCGTCCATGAGCCGGAAGGATGTTATTGATGACAGGCGCGCGGATAAGCAGTTGGAAGTAAGCTTCGGTAACTTGGAAGCTACGTGGGCGAGAATTGCTGCTCAAGAAGGGGCGACGAAGCAACAGAGGATTGATAATGCAGTAGAAGCGGCGAAAGCCTCCGTGGAAAATACGAGCAAAATCTTTTTTTCTGATGACGGCTCACCAAATCTTAGCACTACGAACGCGCAGAGATGGTCTAGAGAGGTTCTGCCGGGAGCGATGAGAGCGTTGCGACTAGCTACTTCTAATGAAGAAGCCGATGCAATCATGGACGGAATAAACCAAGGTGCCAGTTTAGCGTTAGCTAGCTACGCAGATGATCAAGGTCTAAGCATATTAGGTTTTGATGCTATTTATGAATCTGTTGCAAATTATTGGCGACCCGATGCAGATGACACTGCGTCTGCAACAGATTTTGCTGCAAGTCGAGTTGAAGTAACGAAGGATGCTACGGGCAACCCTGAATACTTTTATTTTTTAGACGCTAATATGGAGCAAACCGACAGGGCGGTAAGCGCGCGCAGAATTCAAGAAATTGATCCCGCGCTTTATCGTTTTTTACTTGACGCTGGGCGGAGAAACAGAGAAGCCATACTTAAAGCAAGAGCGGAAGGGTGAATAAGTGGCTGTCGATCCAGTCCGGCTATTTTTAGAGACGGATACTTCTCTAGCTGAAGCGCAGAGCGCGGCGTTTGATGACCGTTCAGCTCCCCGCCCAGCAGGGGGCGAGTTCGGTAGGGGTGTGCGAGCAGGCGCAGCAGGTTTTTCTGCCGACATTGAGTATTTCAAAGCGCTCGGAAATACCTTAGCTGGCGACGACGAAGCCGCTGCTAAGAATATTGAGCAGGCTCGTTATGACGAAGCTCGCGCTGCCAATTCCTTGCAGGGTATACAGCCCTTCGAAGAATTTCTTGAAGCCCCGACCTGGGACGGTTTTACACAGCAAGTAAAGAAAGGCACCGGGCAGATGCTGCCTTACGCGATAGGGACTATTTCTAGCGGTTTTGTAGGTGGTATTGCTGCTGCATTTGGAAAAAGCGTTCTTAGCACTGCGAGTCAAAAAACCGCTCAGAAGTTAGTAAAGGATGCGTTGCGTAAAAAAGCGGAAGGTATTGCTACCCCTGATGAGTTAAGACTAGCGGACGCGGCTTACAGTACTTTCAGACGCGGCGCGCTTGCGGGCGCATTTGGATCTGAGCTTGCACCATTAGCAGGATCAAATCTTTCCGACGCAATTGATGGTGGGCAGGAGCTTGATAGAGGGCAAGCACTAAGAGCGGTTGGGGTTGCTGTGCCGCAAGCAGCGATAGGAACGTTTGCAGACGTAGCTGTTTTGAAGCTGCTTGGAGATGTAGCGAAACGGAGGACTGTAAAGTCCGATAGCCTTTATGGACAGCTTGCGGCTGACATAGCGCGACGTACTGGTAAAGGCGCTGCTATAGAGAGCTCTACTGAAGTGCTGCAGGAAGGCATCGCAGTAGTCAATAAGTCTGATTTGGATGAAACATTTACTGCTGAAGATGCTCAATTACAGTTGGCGGAGGCGGCGTTCACCGGATTTTTTGGCGGCGGTGCGTTGGCTGGTGGCGCTACAGCTGGAGGAGCCGCTATTTCTGCAGCGCCCGGTGTTATTGCTAAAGGGGCTGAGCCAGTTAGAGCGGTGACTGAAAAAGTCGCTACGGTATTCGACAAAGTAAGGCGGTATAAAGACGACGCTCAGACGCAGCGTACAGAAGAGACGATTGCTGAAGAGACCGTAGGCGACGTGCCGCAGGGACAGACTCAGCCCGAAGCGGCGGCGGACATTAATGCTCAGCTGAGCGCAATGGTGAACCCAACCAGTAAGAAGCAAGCGGTATGGGTATCTGGTGATGAAGCTCAGTACAGCGCTCGCCCCAACAAATCCACTGAGATTACTGTAGATGGTCAGCTGGCATTTGCAGCTTTCATACCCGGTCGTGGGACAATCGTCAGTACTAGTCGGAAAATAGTCGACGAGGTAGTAGCGTCGGGAGCTTCGGACGCCGCAATCGGCACAGCGCTTGGGTATAGCAACGTAAAACCCCAGAGTTTTGGAAGCGGTGAATCGTTGTTAGTAGCGCGGGCGCTAGACGCAGACGGCAACGTCGTCTCCGAGGAATTAGCCAGCGAGGACACTATCGACGCGGCTATGGAGGCAGCGCGCGGTTTGATGCCAGAGGGCGGCAGTGTACAGCGCGTTGATGCCGAACAAGCACTTGAAGAGCGCGCCAAGCGGTTTAATGGAGAGCGAGGACCGACTGTAGAGCCTGTTGATGACGACCCTGACTCTTTCGACGCTCCCGATCAAACAGAAACACCTACATTTGGCTCTGAGTTTGAAGAGTTGTCTGCCTTGAAGTCAGAACTCGCGATGACTGAACAGGAAGGTGAGCGCACCATAGTCGAAACTTATGCGCCTAAGACTGATCCTGCGCGAACGTTCGACAACACTGAACAGGCTAGAGCAGATTATGTAGCGGCGTTTGGTGAAACAGACTTCAATTCGCCAGAGTTTGCGGGCATCAGTGAGTCTACGTTAAATCGCGCGGTCCAAGAGTCCCGAAACAACCCGAACTCAATCGTTGAGATCACCAAGAACCAAGACGGGCAGTTTGAGGTTGTGCGGACAGATTTTGACAAGCTCTATCGGTTCCAAGCTGGCGGCAAAGAGCTGCGTCTTACGCTGCCTGAGTTTATTAGCCGGGCTATTACTAAGGCGAAGCAGGGCAAGTTCTCGCGTCAGTCTGGCGTTGTTTTGATCGCGCCTGACGGTAAGACCCATCGCATCAATCTGGCAGACCTGACTTTCTCTGGGCAGAGGTTGGTAGAGAACAGAGAAGGTAAGCCCTTTGTCGGCGCAGAGCCGATACAGTCCGCACAGCAAGGGCTGTCAGAAGTGCTGGGTGATCTGCTGCTTGAGGGGTATCAGGTTGAGGTGCTCGGCCAACCTATTAACGAGGTACTGAGCGGGCGGGTAGATGAGAGACTAAATGTACCTGCCGCTAGGATTGCGGGTCAGACAATTGGCTTAGCAGATCTATTCAACGGCGTAAAAGATCCAAGCAAGCAGCGATTTATAACTGAAGACCAGAAGGCTGAAAATAAACGTCAGTTGCGTCAGACCTACAACGACCCCGCACTGCGGCAGAACGTGCCGTATCAAATGCCCCGCGAGACACGTAGCGAGGAAGTAGTCCCAGGTGACCCTGACTACGTTGAGGGACAACGTACCTTTAGGCAGGTGCCGATAGAACAAGCTGCCGAGGGCATGTCTGAGACCGAGGTGTTTGCCGGTGATCCCCGTGACGATATTGATCCTGATCGTCGTACCGGTCGCGCGCCCTTTACTGGCACGGGGGAGGCTGGCGCGGATCCAGTTTTTGCGCCTCCTCCGAAAGAAGATCCGCAGGGGTTTGATAGCCCGATTGTAAAAGGTGTCATAGACGACGTATTGAAAGCCGTCAAGCTCGTCAACCCCCCTCGTATATTCAACGGGGCGAGATTGGCACAGCTGTCTGATTTGCAGCTCTCAAAATTGTTTTCCGAGGTCGAACTTGTTGCAGTGAAACGAATGCTGCAGCGCCAGATCGACAATAACGAAATTGGTGGCAGTTACGATGGCAAGGTAAACATCGCTGTAATCAATAGTAGTGGCAACGCGTTAAGTGACGCGATGACTGCAGCGCATGAAATTGGACATGCGGTGTATCAGCAGGAGCAACAGGCCGCGCTGGAGAACGACGCACTACGACCACGACTTGTTGAGTCATACAAGCGTCACCCTAAGCATGATCGGTATGTCGAGCTTTACGGGTTCGAGAAAGGCTTTGAAGAGTGGTACGCCGACCAGCTGTCTCGCTGGGCGACGAAGCGCTACATCAACAAGGCTGCAAAAAGCATGGCTGATCGTCACTTCAAGGGACTAGCTGCAAAGTTACGTCAGATGTGGCGAGCCATGAAACAGGGATTCCGAGCACGTAAAGGACCAAAATCACCCGAGTTTGAACAGTACATCGAAGGCGTGGTGGCTTCTAAGAAGCAAAGCGCGTTCGTAAATGAAGTAGTGCGAGGGCAGGTTAAGTATCAGTACGGGGGCAGGCCAGCGCCTACCCAAATAACTGGGCAAGTTCAGGAAGATGCAGGTCCAGCACCCTCTGAGCCACCGCTTACCTTTACCGAAAAAGCCATGCCGCATGCGGTTAAAGAGGCTGTCGTCAAAGAGGGCGGCGAAGCGTTGGCGCGCCACTGGGAACGCAGCATTAGCCGTGCGTCTCGACCTTTGATGAAGTTTGTTGCAACCGCAGACGGCGTGCTGCGAATGCATGCAGGAAACCGAGTCGCGGACATGTTTTACCGTCGCTCTCAAGAAGATGGGTCTGGCGGTAATTTAGGCATGTTGCGAGCGTCGGCTTTGAAAGTCGCAGAATTTCAGAACACATTCGAAGATACCATCGGAAATTTAGATGACGCAGATGTGAAAGCAGCATTGCGTGAGGCCGCGTCGTCTGACGCTACAGAGACGCTGTCTCCCAAGGCTCAGCAAGTCAGACAGTTTTTACAAGACGTGTATACCGACTATATCCAGCCGTCGAATACAGACATCGGTTTTCAGAAAGACTATTTCCCGGTCTTGCTGAACATGCTGGAGATTGAAAATCGGACGGAAGAGTTCAAGAACCTGATCCTTGCTGAGCAGCAAGGCATCTCACCGGCCCGTGCAGAGGCGGCTATCTATCGGTTGCGACAGTACAGCCAAGCGATGCGTGACGACAAGCCGGTTGATTATGACCCGACTAACCCAGCGGCAGGCGTTGAGCAAGACATTATGCTCACGCGCGGTATCGACCGTAAAACGCTACAAGACGCGGGCTTCCTGCAAGAACCAGAGGAAGCGTTGGTGTCCTACCTGCGTCACGTTGCGAAGCGCGTTGAATTTAACAAAGCCACCAATAACGGTCTCGCGCTAAAAGAAGAGCTGTCGAAACTTTCCGAAGAGGATAGAGCGGCTGCGTTAGAGGTGCTGAATGCTTACATGGGTTATCAATCGAGTCCGATAAGCCCGCTATGGCGAAAGCTCAACAGCTACGGTCAGTTCCTACAGTTCGTCACGATTCTGCCTTTTGCCACTATTGCGTCACTTACCGACCTTGCGGGTCCGGTAATCAACTCAAAAGAGTTTTCTCTCCATACCTTCGGTATGGCTATGAAACAGATCAAAGACGGCTTGCGTGATCCTGAAGAGCGAAGACAGTTTGCAAGAGATGTTGGAGTTGTAACGAACGAGACTGTCGCTAACGGCTGGGTCACACAGGCCGAGCAGGATTACATGGACCCGAAGGTACGAAAGCTGTCGGACGCGTATTTTAGGGTCATCATGCTGGATCAGTTCACGCGGTTTAGCCGTGAGTTTGCAGCAGGCATGGGCGCTTCATTTATCACGCACCATGCGCGGAACGAATTTGATAACCCCCGTTCTGAGCGCTACCTGCGTGAGCTCGGTCTGACTGCCGAAGATGTGAACAAGTGGAACAAAGAGGGTCGTAAGTTCTCGACCCCTGAAGGCAAGAAGGTGAAGCAGGCCATCCAGCGTTTCACTGAGTCTTCGATCCTGCGACCCAATGCTGCTGAGCGACCGATCTGGGCATCTGATCCACGGTGGGCGTTGGTCTGGCAGCTGAAGTCCTACTTCTACGCTTATTCAAAAGTCATCGGCGGCGGAATCGTTCGAGAAGCGCAGTCGCGGATGGCAGAGAACCCCGGCGAACTCAACGCGGCGCAGATTAGCGCGACGCTGAGTGTGTTCGCCTTGGCAGCGGTTGCAACGATGCCGCTCGCCATGTTGGGCATGGAACTGCGCGAGTACGCGAAGACAGGGCTAGCGTGGGCGCTCCCCGGTGTCGAGCCGAAAGCGCGGTACTTCAGAACTGATCGCATGGATTGGGACGAGTACCTATTCGAGACAATCGACCGGTCAGGTTTCTTAGGCCCGCTATCACTTGGGGTAATGGCACATCAACAGTATCAATGGGATGGCCCTATTGGTGGGGCTACCTCAATCCTTGGCCCAACTGCAGAAACGATCACAGAAGCGTTAGAGAACGGTTGGCGTGTAGATCGCACGTTAAAAGATCGCTTGTTACCTGTTTACAACGTCCTATGAGGGGAAGGTCATGAAAAAGATAGCACTGGCAGCATTACTGGCGGCAAGCGTAGCGTCAGCGGAAACCGTTATTAACTATGAAGACGGGTCTACATACACGCTGGAAGCTAATCAGGAG